ACCCGCAGGGTGACAGTGCCGGTGGCCCCCTCTATTTTCACCAGGAAGTTCACGTGGGTTTGGCCGGCACTACTGACCTCAGCGGTGGGAACCGCAGCCCAGATGCCCCAGCCGGTCATGTACTGGCTGCCGAAGATTTCCACTCGGCGGGCTGTGAAGTAGCGGTCATCGCCGTCTTTAAAGTCAACCTCATCATCCGAGTGAAAGAACTTGCTATCATCTGGTTGCGAGGCCGAATGCCAGGAGCCTATCTGGCCATGCCTTCTGTCGCCGTCCCACACCAGATTGTCGATGCGCTTGAAGTTGTCTAAAGGGATGGTGAACTCTTCCAGGTCTTCATAGCGGTCTGGCACTGCCGCATAGAACATACGGTTATCATCCCACTCATCCGCGTCTCCTGGGGCAGAGTCGTTCAGCAAAACCTGCAACCGGCGAGGATGGTAGCCAAAGGGACTACCGTTAAAAGTCCAGTAATCAGTCGCTTCAAAATGTGGTGCGCCGTCGCCTATCCAGTAAACCTTCAGGCCATAGCCAATATCAGTGGGCAAGTCCTTGTCGCCGGTAAGGATGCCTTCTGCTTCCCAGGTAAGACCGCCGTCAATGGAGTATTTGAACTGAGCCGTGCCAATGGCGCCGCCCAGGGTTATGTAAATTACAAATGTGGTGAAGTATTCAGCCGTGTATTTGCCGTCTATAACCAGAAGGGCCGAACCGCCGCCATACTTGACAGGCCGGGAAACATTGGTCTCAACCTTGTTGCCCTTGAACTTGAAGGTTATCTCGCTGACGGCCGGCAGCAGGCTTAAATCCCAGTTGAAGCCATACCCGAACCAGTAGCTCTTGCCGTAAACGTTCTCTTCAATGGCGCTGGGAATTTCCACCTTCAGAACCCGACTGGACTTTGCGCCCCAAGCCAGGGGTTCGATGGTGAATTTGTTAAAAGCCGCCGGGCCGATGCCGTAGTCAGAGTCGCAGTATAGGAGATGACTGCCCCGGTCCCAGAACTGCCGCTCGAAAGTATCCTGCACCAGTGGCGGCTCCGTGGAGAACCCGTAGGGTATGTAGTTCTTCCACAGAAAGTCGATGAAGGGCTGGTAGTCTTTGCCCCGGACCTCCCCGGCCTGGTGGAGCACGGTCATCAGGTCGAAGATGCGGTCAACGGCGTAGTCAAAAGAGAAATCGCTGTAGCCCCGGTAGGCCCGGCGTATGGTGGGGTGGTTGTTCAGGCCCTGGTACTTGTCAGAAGTTTCCCCGGTCAGGTAGGTGTAATAAATCTGCACCTCGTCATCCGGGTCCAGGGCAGTGCCCAGAGTAATCACGGTAGTATTTCCATCGTTCAGGAAAGAACCGCCGGTGTAGTAGTTGGTCAGGTCGCCAGCTTCCGGGTCAGCCCAGAAACCCCCCCAGGCAAAGATAGCATTGGTCCTCCAGACGCCCCGGATGAGAAACACCTGGCCGCCACCCGGCAGGTCGCCGGTGATGCGAACCTTGCCATCGCCGTCCACAACCGCAACCGCACCTTCCCACTGTCCAGGCACTGCTTCCTGTAACGGGGCCCCGCCCATATTGTCGAAGACCCAGTTGAAAGCTTCCGGCCTACTCCACCAGGCTCTTCTCATTTAGTGTCCCTTGCCGTCGTCGCCGCCGTCTCTGGCACCCAGAAGACCAAGAGCCACCAAGAGACCAATCAAAGAGTCGATGACTGGCTGGGCTTCTGGCCCCAGCACTCCTTGAACCCGCAGGGCAGCAAGAAAGGCCACCAACAAACCGGCTCCGGTTGTGACGGGATTGTCTTTCAGTTTCTTCTTTAAGTTCATGGGCATAGTCAAGCCTCCTCTCCCAGGTAAACCTGCAAAGCGATTTTGTCCACCTCTATCCAAAAGTCTATGAGCGCCATAGCGCAAATCTGCTGGATAGCCGCCGCCGCTGTGACGTTCTCAAAAGAGACGCCGAAGTAAAAGTCCATCAAGTCATACCGGGCCTGGGCAAAGCGGGCCGAGTCTTGCCATGGCCCCAGGCCAATATGGTCAAGAATATCAGCAATGACGTCCACCGGGTTCGTGATGACGTCCTTAACCACCCTGGCAGTAACCACGCCGCTTATCCCCAGCAGCTTGACATAACCCTCTTCCTTGTCCAACTCAAAGCCGGTGAGCAAAAGCTCGTCGTTCAGATAAACTCCGGTCACTGCCAGAAAAGGAGCGCCCGGCAGGAAATACTTTAGCCGCTTGGCCTTGGCCGTGAAGGTCCAGTAATCCCCCTCCTCGAAGTGGTGGTCCGCTCCGCCCCGCCAGTAAATCCGCACTTGGTTCTCCAGATGCACGGGAGCATAGAAGCCGTAGGTGTAATAGTCTTCACCGCTCCAGGTCTGGCCCTTGTCCCGGCTCCACCGGAACAGAACCACGTTAATGCGCCCCTGGCTTTGGGCCTGTACCAGATACTCAACATCCTCGTTGCCGGTATAGTTCTCAGGCTTATACAGGTGCAGGGTGGCGGAGCCGGTGCCGTCCTTTTCCGGTTCGGTAATTTCCGGCTCTTCCGTATCCTCCAACTCAGACCCCTGCATGTAAATCCCGTGCATGAAAGGCCGCCGCTTGCCGTCAGCATCAGGGGTGCCGATCAGGGTCTTGAGCTTTTCATGCACGAAGTCCTGGGCTTGCAAGGTAGCGTTGTGCTGGAGGCCCTCTCCATGCTCAAGCTGTCTCAACTCCACCAGGCTGCCGTAGTAAATCAGCAGCCAGTCAACGCTTTCGTCAGGAAGCTCAAAGCCGTGATAGAGACGCACCGCCAAGTCTGGCCAGTCCCCGGAACCAAATAAGTCATACAACCCACCCAGGCTGAACTGGCTGGCTCGGTTATCCAGTTGCAAGCTCAGCAGGCTGGCGGAAAGGGGGCGGTTGTGGGCTGGCCAGGCTTGACGAACTGTCCCAGGGTTAATGATTTCATCGTCCAGAAGGACAATACCCTCATCTTCCCCCAGAGTCAGCTTGACCCGGCTGCGGGCGCCCCGCAACCGGGCTTCCTGGGTTCTGTAGTCTTCACCGGCTGGCAACATTTACTTCACCAAGAAAACCAAGTCCCGACAGAGCTTGACCAGGAACTCCTGGTCGCATGGATGCAATTCACCCTGGATTTGCAGATTGTCAAGGATAAGCAAGGCTCCCAGGGCCAGAGGTCCGTAGCGTTCCCCGCCCCAGGCTTGGAAGGCGGCTGTCAGATGTAATAGCACTTGTCGAAGGTTGCCAGACTCAGCAGCAATCAGGGCCTGCTCCGCCACTTGCGTCATCAGGCCCTTCATGTCTGGATTGGCTGCCGCCAAACCGCACCAGGCCGCCACCATCAGAGTTCGGCCCACAGGGTCAAAGCCGGAGTTGACAATCACTGCTTCTTCGCAGGCCGGGTCAGGCTCAATCTGCACCCCGGCGCAGCCGATGGCTTGCAAGAGAACGACCAGACAAGCCACAGACACCAGAAACCACCAGTTGCTTCTTTGCCATTGCATTTACACTTCCTCCAGTTCAATGCTGCCGCTCCAGAGCGCCGGAGCGATGGTCCGAAAGTTGAAGTCGTTCACCCAGCGTCCAGTGATAGTGGGGCTTGCGTCGCCGCTATCAAAGTAAAAATCTATGTCCACCTGGTCAGCCTTGATTTCCCGAAACTTGTCCGCCTGGGCGGTGTCTATGGCTTCAAAGGCCAGGAGCCAGCGTTGCTTGAGGTCTTGCCGGTAGCTTCGCAGGGTGGCGTCAACGGCCCTGGCATGGTCGCCACGCTCCAGCTTCTCTCCCAGATAGCTGTAGGTAAAGTTCAGAGGGAAGACATAGGTCTGCTCTGCTTTTTCCTCTGGCGTCCAGACAAACTTTCCGTTGGCCATAGCTGCCTCAGTAGTTGACGTTCATCAGGCCCATGAGTCGGTGGGCTTCGGTATAGTGCTTGCTGTCGAACTGCCCCCGCCACATCATGCGCCGGGCCGATATCCACTCCATCTTCTCATCTAGTTGGGGCGTGTCCTGGGTCGTCCACTTCTTGACGTACTCCCGGTCGACATAGCCGCCATAGTGGAAGGTCGGCGTGTCAACGTCTATCGTGCCACCCGCATAGCCGCCATAGTCTCCATAGTCTGGCTCTGGTTCCGGTTTAGGCTCCGGAGTAGGAGACGGCGCTGGCCCCTCTGTGCGCTCCTGGTAGTAGTCATAGAAGTCTGGAATATCGAATTGCTGCAATTGGAAAACCTCAGCCAGGTCGCCAAAGATATTTGTGGCTTCGGCTATACCCTGGATAAACTTCTCGGCCCCCCAAATTACCGCATCCATGGCGGCGAAAGGAGCCGCCACCATTACCCCGAAGGGATCTCCTGCTCTAAATTCTTCGGCTATAAATTGAAAGGCGGTATCTCTTTGCAGTTCGATATTTTGCAGGTCTTGTAGCAGGCCGCTCTCGGTTCTTTCTGTGGTGTTGATGGCCTCCTTGAACGTCTCGTAGGTGCGGGCCTCCCAGGTATTGGCCATGGCCTCCATCTTTTCCACAGCCCGCTCATCCAGTGTCTCCAGGTACTGAGCAACCCCTTCCCAGTCCGCTTCTCCCTGCATAGAGGTGTCTCGCAGGATACCCAGAGTGATTGTTGCGCCCATGGGGTCATAACCCAACTGGTTCATATGCAGATACCAGTTGAACTCCGACAGGACGCTATGAATTTCGTAAAGAGTGCCAGCAGCCCCGGCTACTCGCATGGCTGCTCCGGCAATCATAGAGATTTTAGCGGCCTGGGCTGCTTCAATGGCTCCTGCTTGCCCTACTTTTCTGGCCAGGTCTTCCCACTGCCAGACGGCCATGAACTTGCGGGCCTCTTCCCAGCTAGGCACAAGCCTTTTGTCCAGATAATGGCGGTAAACCTCCCAGCTTCCCTTGGGGGCGGCTACGTCGGGACGCAACGGAGCCACAGACGGTGCCCCAGGTGTACCCCAGTAAACCTTGGGTGCAGGTGGTACAGGGCCGGGGGGTGGCGCATGAACAATATGCCAGGTTTTGGTTTGATGGTGATGAAACCACTGTGTGCCAGGCGTAGGGGCAGGCCCACCATGTATGCGAGGATATAGTTGTGAGGCTGGGCCGTGGTAGCCATGCGGCCAGATAGGATGCCCAAGACGGTCGAAGCCGGTAGGTCCCAGGCCCTGCTTTGCCAGGTCTCGGTAAACCGGGTTCTTCCAGAAGTCGGCTATGCGCTGGGCTGCCTTCGGGTCAAATCCTTTCTGCACTGGCTTCTGGGGATATTTCATCTAAAAATACCTTTCGGTCTTGCCGGATTGCAGTTGGACTTCATCGAATACCCGGTCAGCCCAGTTCTCGCCCGGAGCAACGTTGACCGTAACGTTGACCGCAGGCATCTCCCCACGATTCAACCGCTCCAGCCCAGCCTTGCCCAGCTTGCCCATGCCCCGGCGGTTGATAACCCCCTCGCCCCGTAGCAGCGTAGCAGGCACTTCCTCGTCCTTGCCAAAGACCATGCCGCCTTCGTGGAAAAGACCGCCAAAAATGCCGCCGCCCAAAAAGTCCAGCACTTTACCAATAGCCCCGCCTATTTTGCGGCCAGTGCCGCCAAACAAGCCCATAAATTCTGCCATGCCGCCCCAGAAAACGCTGCTGGGCATCGGTGGCCGTTGCGGATACTTCTCCAGGGGGTCTCTTCTTTCATAGTATTCTTCAATTCGTTTTCTGTATTCTGCCATGGTCTGTTCATACGCAGACATTTCTTTGTCAAGGTTCACAAAACTGAAAACTGAGGTCATCATGCCCTGTACAAATTCTTTTGAGCCAAATTTTATTTCATCAAGAGCGTCTGTAACCTCTTCTGTTTTGACAGCCGCACTGTCTAGTCCGGCAGCCAAGTTCTCCATTGGAATGCCAAGCTTGCTTACAGTTGCGCCAACCTCAGTTACTACCTGTCCAAGTCTTTCAATAGGAACGGACAGCACGCCCCCAGAAACACCAAGTGCCCTTGCTTGCATCTCACCAACAAAAGTTGGACTCATCTTGGAATCTCCTGGCGCTTCAAGTTAAACAAAAGATTAACCTTGCGTATCATCAACAACTCATCGTCTTGATGCTCAGCAAAGCGATGGACTTCTGGCAATAAGCGGAAGCCGAGTATTTGAAAAAGCTTCCAGACTGTTACGTTCTCTGCCAGAAGCTCCGGCATTTGGCAACCTTGGCAATTTACCGGCTTGCCGAAATTCTGTTCCTCGTAAGCACAGCGAGTGCAGCTACGCGCCCCAGGGTCCCAGGCATGGGTAGCATAGGTCTTGAGGTTGGTCATTTCTATCTGCTCGCGCACATACCGGCCCCAGAGGAAATAGAAATGGCCAACGACTTTCTGGCGAAAGGCCGGGTTGTTCTCGGTCAAGTCGGCCACCGGCTGGGCGGCTTCGCCCCGTACGCCGTAAACCGTAGCTGCGATGATTTTCTTGTGGCCTCCTTCGGCCCCCTGTCCTCGCAACTGCCGCCACAGCCGGTCCAGACCTGTCTGGGTGGGGAAAGAAAAGAAGACCTCTATCCCTTCATCTTCTACCGGAATCCAGGCAGGCCCGTAGTAGCCGGTTTCGATCATGTCAACGTCACCTTGACCTCATCGTCTCCAGCAGCATCCCGTGTGCACAGGCCGGTGAGCATAAAGGTACGGATTTGATTGCGGCTGCCCAGGCGCACCTGCTGCCAGGCTATCTTGGGAGCTTCAATCTTCACTATACTCCCGGCTGCACCGAACTGACAGACAAGGGCCGCCGTTGTCCCGGCCCGCCAGTTGCCGTAAAAGTCGTAAGTGCCCACCTTAACGGCATCCGGGCTGAAGGAAACTATGGGGTTGCGCTCGGTGATGACCGGCGGCAAGAAGCCAGAAGCTGCCCCTGCCGACTCTCGCAGTAGCAGGTTGGGGTTCATATCTAACTCCACCCTGTCGATTATGGCTGAGTGGCCACCGATGGTGAAGGTGCCTCCCTGGAAGATGGGCGGCTCCAGGGTGGTATATTCTACGTCCAGGGTTGTAAAGGCCCCGTCAACGAACTCGAAGTCACTGCCGATGAACTCGATGTCCAGGTAGGGTGCCCGCCCAACCTCCATGACAAAGCGCAACCGCCCCCGTGCGCCCCAAAGCCGGTGGATAGTATCACCAGCCAACTGAGCTTCGAGGGTCAGGCTGGGAATATCCGCCAGGACGGAAGAAAGGGTGTATTCCACCTTGATACCGGCATCAAGAGTCTCTTTGAAGCCACAGGCCCGAAGCAGCTTGCCCCAGAAAGGCGCGGTGCCCGCCGCGCCGGAGCCAATCATTTCCACTTGCAGGTGCATTGACCCCTGGCGTCGCCCACGAGCCGGGGCCGTAGGAGACAGGTCTTCCCGTACCGGCACACGAGGGTGCATCTCGATAACCGGCTGTGGCGTCGGTATGTTAAAGGCCAGAAAGAAGTCAGCGCCAAGCAGGGTCTCCTTAACGCCAGAGTCTGCCTCCACCTTGGCGGCCACTTGTGTTAACCTTTCCAACATGGTCATGTGTTTATTCTCCTTTCGTAAACAGTCAGACTGATGACTGCCGAGTGGCACAACATGGCCCCCAGCATGGTCTGCTCAAATTTTATTAAGCTTGGCGGATCACTGGTTAAGCACTCCCCGCCTAAATCATGGTCGTCAAAAAAGTCTTCCAGGACGCTCTGTACCTGCTCCGAGAAAAGCTGTTCAGAAGCCTCCGCATCTTCAACGCCACGGAATCCCTCTAAGTGAACCGTGTGAACCACGTGCAAAACGTCATGTCCATGCCAGAGGGTCTGAGTGCCGGAGAGCCGCACGAACCAGACGTTGAGCTTGCCGTCCACCGCATAGACGCTCTGGGCATCCTTCCACTGTTTCACCAGGCGGAAGTAACCGTGCACCTGGGCGATGGGGTCGCTTTCCTCATCTACCAGCAGGGCTTGCAGCTTGCCGACCAGATAGTCCCGGATGTCTTCGTAAGCCATCAGCCTCTCACGCCGAAGCGTCCCGGCCACCAGTTGGGAATGACCCGCAGGGACCGAACCGCTTGTGCCGGGACGCGGGGGAATCCCCCGGCCATGTGCGTCTCATAAAGCTCCAGCATCTTGTCGCCCTTGGCCTGGTAGTGAATAGCCTGGCGCCAGGTGTGAGCCACGTCCACTTCCATGCTGGAGGGGATGCCCTGGGAGTACAGGCGACTCAGAGCATGACAGGCCAGGCCGCCAGCCAGGTTGCAGATAGCGTCAAAGTCGGCGTCCGACGGGGTGCTGCCGTCAGTGTCCGCCGAATGCCGAATGGTGTAGGCCAGCAGAAAGTGGTCATCCGCAGCAATGGTCTTGGTAAAGAACCGCAGGTGCAGCCCTGTATTATCCCGGTAGAGAAAATACCGCTCCGGGGAGAGATAAACCGGGATTTGCTGTTCGATGGGATGTTCAACGTGCATGACGCTGGAGAAGCCGTCTTCCCAGTCAGTAGGCAGGTCATAGGTGTAGCCGCCATCGCCTTCGACCTTGGCCACCTTGAGTACCGGCCTTAGCTGGGAATAGCTGCGTAAGGCCTCCTGGATGAAACCGGTGCGCTCCGCAGCACTCAGATGGTTGGCCTCGTCTTGCAAAACCACACCCATTCGGGTCAAGTAGTCAGCCAGCTTCTTGCTCATAGCTTTTCCTGTTCTGTCACGTCAATTTTCTCGCTTATGGCTTCAGTTGCTGACGGACAGACGTCTATGATGCTTTCCAGAAGTTTCTGTTTTTGGGACAACTTGTGCGCTAAACGCTTGTGCTCTTTGTCGGTCTTGATATGCCCCTGCCATATTTGCCGGGCTTCTGCTGGCCAGCCAGGAGGCGGCGCTGACAGGTCGTCAAGGCGGGCCTGCAGGTTCTCGGCCTCGGCTTTGGTCCGGCTCAAGAAAACTATCCACTCTTCCTTGGTCCAGGTCTTCAAGGGCCGAACTATTTCCAGCACTACTTCTTCGGCAACCCTGTCCCAGCGATAGCGTTTCACAGAACGGCTCCTGCACGCCGCCGGATAGTGCTGCGGCGAATCTCGTCAGGATATAGCAAATGAATCTGCATCTCCCGACTCGGCGATTTCTTTATCTGCCAATTTCTCTCTGACCTTCACCGTGGCATCTTCCAAGCTGATTTTTGCCGTGTCCGCCACCCTCTCACACAACTCCGGCTCATCTTTGCCTATTTGCAGCCATGACCCGGAATAGGTGGTATTCCCCGGCTCGGTGATGCCTGCGGCCTCCATGTCCTCGCCCCTGGTCAGGGCGTAGTAAATCGGCTTGGTCAAAGCTGTCAGGATGCTCCCGCCGAACAGCTTTTCTTGTGTGTGTTTCATGGCTTTAGCTCGTTGTTACTGTGCCCCACTGGTTGGCGGGGGCTGGTGCAACGTCACAGAAATCGTTCAGAAGCTCATAAGCCCGTTCCTTGCCGCTCACCGGCCCCACTCCGCAGTCCTCCGGTTGCTGGTAAGTACCCGTTGGCGCTGCGTTAGTGCCCCCGACGTTGATAGTGCCAGCCGTAGCCGTGCGGGAGGCGAAGGCGGTGTATAAGCCCTCCAGGATGGCGTCAACCTGGGCCTCAAGGAGGGCGTTATCGTTCGCCAGAAAACCGCTGCACTCGACCCAACCAGCGAAGTTGGCTGCTGCTACGGTTATAACCCTGCCCGCAGGCAGGAAGTAGCAATACCAAAGTGTCGGCCTCCAGTCCACCATGTGGGCGGAGTCGATATTGACCGTGCTGCCCGCAGGCAGGGAGTAGCAACCCCAAAGTGTCGGGGCCTCCAGTCCACCATGTGGGCGGAGTCGATATTGACCGTGCTGCCCGCAGGCAGGGAGTAGCAACGCCAAAGTGTCGGCCTCCAGTCCACCATGTGAGTGGAGTCGATATTGACCGTGCTGCCCGCAGGCAGGGAGAAGCAATACCAAGTTGTCGGCCTCCAATCCGCCATGTGAGTGGAGTTGATAACGGCGATAGGCGCATCTGAGCACCGGAAATAAGTTATCCCCGTGCAGCGCCGCAGATGCTGCGTGTCAGGCCGCAGGGCCACATGGCGAAAATCTACCCTTCGCACCGCCAGGGGGTTGACTATTAGTCGGATGGTGTAGCTTCCAGCGACAGCGTAAATACGGCTCACCGTGGCGCCGCTGTTGGCCGGGTGCAGGGTGGTGGAGCCATCCCCCCAGTCAATCAGAGTGTCTCTATTACAGTTCCACTCCTGGATAGTCACGGTCTGCGGCGAGGTGGTAGTAACCACGCCGAGTTGGGGAAACCGAAAGTCCACCGGCATACTCACCGGGTAGCGGGGTGGGCGTCCTATATGGAACACCTGGTCCTGGTCGATGCGAAAGCGGTCCATGCAGCCCCCTAGAAGAATGCGGTAATTTGCAAAGTGGCGTCAGCACTAATGCGAATCATTCGCAACTTGTTGATGTTATCTATCCCGCTGATGAAGCGAGAATCGCCAGCATGCAAAGGATGGCCGTCTGTGGTCGTGGGCGTGCTGCCGTCCAGATAAAACCGGATGCTGTTGCTTTCCACGTCTATCAGCAGGGCCTTGGCTTGCTGATTGGCGAAAATGCCTGTGGTGGGCTTTAGAACAGCAGCAGAAACGCCCAGGGCGGTGCTGCTGACCGTCAGCTTCTCTTTGGCTCCAGCTATAAGCTCAAAGCCTCTCATCTCAGACCTCCAGAATTTTCAGAATACGTTCCACCACTGCATCGTGGTCAAGTTCCAGTTTACAACGGTAGCCCACAGAGGCGTAACCGTCGAAGCGCATACAGTCCTTCTCCTGCCGCCGGATGGCAGCCCGCCTTTCCGGGTCCCAGATTTCCCGAAAGTCCAGCGCCACCAGGTAGCAAGGATGACACTCGCAGTCGGGAATGACCGGATGATGATTCAGCCAGTTCCGGGCCAGATTCTCCGGCCTGCTGTTGGAGTAAAAGGTCATAGTGGGTGTGTCGAAGGCTGCCGCCGTGTTCACCAGGCTGCTCTCCGGCCCCACTACTAAATCCGCCACCGACGTAAAGAGCATGGCCTGGCGTAGCGTCAGTTGGTTCATCTGATCAATGATATGGGGATGCTGGGGCAAGCCGCCCACCCCGCCAGTGCCTACCAGGTAGTGCCGCACGTCTGACGTCCGACGGGTTAGTTCTTGCAGATAATGGCCTATTCCGAACAGGCGCTTATCCTGGCAGGAGCCGCTGGGATGCCACAACACCAGCTTGATGCCCGCCTTGCGTTTATTTTCCAGGGTTTTGTCAAGTTCTTCCTGTTCGGCCAAGCTTACATAAAGCTCTGGCCGTCCAGGACCGTCGCCAACTCCGGCCAGACGGCAAGTTTGGGCGTAGTAGTCAACATCCCAGGCGACCTCCCGCCTTTGCTCCAGAGTAGGCACCGGGCCAAACAAACCGTCCGCTCGGTGCAGGCATGACCCCTCCACGGAGTAGCGCAAATCCACCATGCGGTCGTACTGCTTGACCAGATTGTCCAGAAAATCTTTGGCCTCAGACTTATTGGGGATAACTTGCAGTTCGTTTATATAAGGGTTGTGCCAGAAGACCTCCTGGTTCATATCCCAGACCAGCGCATCCAGTTGGCAGTCCTGCTTCTTGAGCAGCCTGGGCACAGGCGAAGCCATCAACAAGTCGCCGATGCACTCCCCGCCTCTAACCATGAGCATCTTCATGTTTTTTCTCCAACTCTACATGCAGATTGGTCAGCCAACTGCCAGGGACGCCAAAGTCGTGATCATCCAAAAGGGGGAAGGTCTCTATCCAGCGTAGTTCAAATAAGTCAATCAGGGGATGACAGGGGAAGCCTGCCACCCGTTTGCACAAGTGAAAAAAGCTTTCGGGCACGAAGTAACGCACATGCGTGGGGTCCGCTACTGCCGCCCGGCAGGGAAAACAGGGCACATAAGCTATGAACGTCCCTCCGGGCCGGAGAACCCGGTGAATTTCCAGAATCAGAGGGATGTAGTTGTGCACATGCTCCAGGACGTGGGAGGCATACACCAGGTCGAACTCCCCGTCCGTAAAGGGCAGGGGGTTCTCCAGGTCGGCCACCACTTGCACGCCGTCTGAGGCTACCCGGTCCAGGTTGACCCATTCCAGGTCAGCCTCAGAGACGCGTTTGTCATGGCCGCAGCCTAAGTTCAGGCAACGGGCCATGGATTTACTGGAACTCCCAAACCAGAGTGGGCCAGATTATGTCAGTGACCTTACCATTGCCCACTACCGCCCGGTTGACCACAATGACATCGCCCTTGCTGGCCAGCCGGTTAGCGGCGGTGTCGCTCAGAGTCAGGTCGATGCTGCACTTGGCCGCTACCACATGAGCAGTGGTGGCGAAAACCCGCTCCGCCATCTTGACAGAGCCGGTGCCCGCCTGTCCCAGATTGGTGACGTTAAAACTGGGATGGTTAGTAGCCGCTCCGGTAAAGGCCGCCAGGAAGGTCAGGGCCGCCTGCTTCAAGCGAATGTCGCAGGGAGCCACAAAGTAGCCTCTCTGTTGTGTGGCATTGGAGGCTGCCGAGGCCAGTTCAGTATGGAAGGTCTGAACCATCCCCGGAATATCGCCATGGATTTTTTTACCCATCTTACAGGTCCTCCTTTGAAAATTTCACCAGGGGGCCATCAGGCCCCCTGGTCTTTATGACACGATGGCTTTGGCAAAGCCCCGGTAGTCCAGGACACAAACGCCCCAGATATGGCGGATTTTGTAAGTGATCTTGTCCGCCGTGAACATGCTGCCCGCTTCCGGTGCATCTTGCACGAACAATGCAGGGTCTTCCTGGCCCTGGAAAAAGCCTACCTCGAAGGTGGGAATGTCCGCCGGGTCCGCCACCAGATACCAGTCGTTGGCGTCGGTAAAATAATCGACGCGCTGATACGTCAAGCCCTGATGCAGGGACGGAAAGTCCGAAGACCAGCCGGTAGTGCCGGTGGCCGGAAGCTTCAAGCCAGCTTTGGTGAGGTCCCAGGCCGTCTCTTCCAGGCCCGGAGGCACCAGCAAGAACTTGGGCACCAGGCCCAGCCGGTCATGGCCGCCCTTGGAACTTTTGGCCGCCAGCAGTCTCTGACGCCCGGTGGTCAGGCCAGCCTGAGACAAGGCCACGTCGCCGATGAGGTTGTCATGGCCGTCATCGTCGCCGCTCCGGTTATAGAACAAGGCGTTGTTGTCCAGGTAAGTAGCATTGTTTTCCAGGATGGTCAGGTAGATGGCCTTGAACAGGGTGCGAGCCGCAGCCCTTGCCATCTTTACCGGGATGCGCCGGATAGCCCCGACATCATCGTTGGCAATCATCTCCATGCTGATGGTCTCCAGACCACCACGCTTGGAGATGGAGTAGGTGGCTTCCTCGTCGCCAGGGCTGGTGACTTCCAGGTAGTTGCCCAGTTCGGCCACGGACGCCAAGTCCGCATAGGTGCCCCAGCGAGGCCGACGCTGTGTGCGGAAGTCGGAAACCGCCACGATGTCGCTCACCAGTTCCCGCCAGGTCTGCAACTGCGGCAGGTTGTACTCCGCTACCATGCGCCGGGTGATGGAGTCTCCCAGCACCGCCGTCCAGGAGTCGGACTTCAAGCCGGACTCGGCGAAGAGGTGCAGGTTCTTGGCCTCTGACAGGCGTCCAGTGAAGCGTTCATCGCCGGTGATCCGCAGGTAGGCTTCCTTGAAAGACCGGAAAGCCGGAATCTTCTGGCCCTTGACTTCTTGGTCCCTCTGGAAAAAGAAGCCGTCCAGGGACGCCACCAGCCGGTCCTGCTCCGCCAATACCATCTCGACGTTGACGGCTCCGGCGCCCCTGACCTGCCCATCCCCCGCCAGCTTCGCCAGATACTCCCGCTCGGCGTCAATGGCGGCGGTCAGTTCGGCCTCGGCAAACAATTTGCCTTCAAACATCTTCTTGAGACGGCCCTGGGCCAGTTCCGGCAGCTTGGAAGCCGCCACCAGGCTGCTCAGGCTGGCCTGGCAAGTCGCCAGCTTGAGGCTGTGCTCAAGCCCTGCCAGACGTTTCTCCGCCTCGGTGAGCTGGGTCTGCATGGCCTGGTTGTCGCCGTTGCTCTTGTTGTCCACCGGCAGCTTGTCCGGCTCCTTGGGCGTGGCCATGGCCTGCGCCAGCATGTCCTTGACTTCGGCTTCGGTCAAGTTCTCCTGGTCTTTGCCTTCCAGGAGATCAGGACGTTTGGCCTCAATCAACTTGATGAGTTCTTCAAACATCTTTAGCTCCTCCTTAACTTGATCCTGGTAGGCCTCTACCAGGGAAATAAACCGGCCCCCTGCCGCCGGTCGAACTACAGGGTCAACTGAATAGACATCACTGATACTTTCCACGTTCAGAATTTCTTGCCCCATGTGCCGCTTGGGGCTGGCTTCACCACGGGCTACTATGGACAGACCCATGAGGTCTTTTTTCTTATGGGCATGGGCCTCAGTCAGCATGTCCGCCAGCCAGCCGGCAGTCTGCATTACGTGCAGACGGGCATAGAGACCGGCCCGGCTGCCTTCCCGGTATTCCACTTTCTCGAACCAGCCCACGATATTCTTGACGTGCGCCCCCATGTTAAAGGAATGCTCATCGTCTGTGCGAGCAATGGCCTTAGCTCCCTCGAATTTGGGAATTGCCGCCCGCAAGGGCGCTTCGCCGTAGTAGAAGCCGTTGGCGCTCAGTCCCTTGGTGATCAACTGCACATCCCAGGCATAACCAGGGGCCTGTCCCTCAGCCTCGATGAGGTTCAGGATAAGCCCTTCGGTCAGCAAACTGTCTTTAGGTAGGAATTTCATCGTTGTCTCCCTCTGCGCTGCTTTTCTTGCCATCTCCCTTTGACGGCTGAATATTGGGGCCGAACATGGAAGCCACCGAACAATACAGCCGGGCCGCCGCCTCCTGGTCCACCCATTGCTGCTGTTGTGCAAGCAACAACGACTGGGCCAAATGCAGCATGGTCAGGCCAGAACGCTGCATATCCTTGGTGGATATTTCTGGAAAATAAATGTCCACCTCTTCAGGGGCGGCCATGGGCAACCGGCCCCGGACCTTCCCCTGGTAGATGACAAAGCTCAGAAGCTCTTTGAAGATTTCCTGGAGGTATCGCTGCCTGGCCGCCAGCCGCTTGATGACAGTCTCGTTCATTTCCTGTGCTACTGCCTTGTTGATGTCCATGCCGGAACCAAAAAAGTGCTCAGCAAAGCCGTAGCTGCCCAGGATGAAGTTCTTGATCAACTGGCCATCAAAGGAGGCGTCGTAGGCTTTCAAGTCCGGCGCCACAGCGTTCCACTTGACCTTCTCGTTATGGTAGCGCACCGCCCCCGGCTCCGGGGGTTTCTGCTTCTTGGCAAACTCCTGAATTTCCGCCGGGGTCATGCCCTCCAGAGTGACGTCCCACATGAAAGCGTTCCCCAGCAGACTGCGCTCTCCCCGGCTGAACACGAACTGGCTGAACAGGTCCAGAAAGTCGGCCATGGTGAAAAGGTCTGACCTGCCACGGCTGGCCGCCTTGGTGGAGTTGATCTTGAAGTACAAGGTGTCGCCGTTATAGTAGCCAGGGCCGGTCTCGTCTTCAAAGGTGATGCACTCGTAGGTAGGTCCTGGCATCCCCAGCTTGCCCTTGATTTCCACCTTCCGGGTAATGTTTAGGTTATCCTCGTCTTTGACAACCGCGGCGATACGCATGGGGTCAATGTAGCCCAACCGCACCCGGCCAGAGAATTTGTTTACAAAGAGACGATAGCATTGTTCTCCCCAGAGGCCCAACTCCTTGACGTATTCCGGGAAGTGCAGGTCCATCCGGTTGATGGGGTCGTTCCAGAAGTCGGCCACCCATTTCTGCACCGCCTCGTCTTTGGCTTTGATCTCGATGCCTTCCCCCACGATATACTCGGCGGTCATCTCCACCAGACGCCGGGACATGGGGTTGCGCTCATAGAGGTAATCGGCCACTTGAAGCATCCTGTCGTGCATCAAGGGCGAGAGGTCCCGTTTGTCGCTGGACAGGGGCCGCCAGCCGGGTTCCATGTCCATATCGTAATGCGCCCCGCCGGTAGTTAAAACTCGCCAGGCGCTGGTCAGGCGTTGCAGGAACTTCATTTCATCTCCTGGTAGGACTCAAGAATTTTCAGGACACCCGGCTTGTCCAACCGGACAGCCCCGCCTGGTAACTTGATACCGGACATCTTGCCCTCGTCAAACCAACGATAGACAGTGGATCTGGACACGCCAAGGATCCCGGCCACCGGCGCAGGTTTTAGCCAGTAACCAGGCCCCAGAATTTGTTCAGCCGCTTCTATCAATTCTTGAGCAGTTGTCACGTGAATGCTCTTCCGCTACACGGTAAAGGGTTTATGTAGGCTTTGGGGATCAACATAACTGGCTTCACGCAAATATTCTGATGTCCTTTTCGCTTGTTCGTGAGCCTCATCTAACTGTTTTTGGGCTTCTGGCGTACTGAGCCAGGAAGAGACTCTTTCCGCCAATGTTGCCTGCTCTTTTTGTGTCATTTTGCCCTCCTTGCACCCGTCAATGCAAAATCTCCCTGGAGTCCCCCGCCCATGGCCGGTAGAGCCGTCGGATACCGGTCGAGGGTCGGTAGGCCGACTCTCGGCTGACACTAATGTCCACCGGGGGTGTCGCCAGCGACTGAGCCAGCCGTATTGCTCCTTCCAGAGCATCAGGACCATCATCGGCAAAAGAAGGTGAGGGGAAGTAGAGTAGCTGTTCAATGAGCAGGTTCTGGTCTGACTGGTTCTGCCGGAATCGAATCTTCCCCCGCTCCACCAGGGGTGACAGCCCCGCCACCCTGGTTTCTTTGCTCAGAGTGTTGGTAGAGCCTCTGTAGGGCAGGACTTGGTTCAGTTCCTCGCCTATGGCCTTGAAGTCCCGCAAGAGCAGCTTCTGGAAAATATTGTCTTCAACCGCAAAGACGTTGTAGTGGTAAATCTCGTGCAGGGCGTAGATTAAGCGTATGGCATGGTCCACGCTGACTTTGCGAATAACGACGTCCAGGACATAGTAAACCGCCTCCACCGGGTCATAGCCCACGGTGACGATGGCCTTATAGTCGCTGCTGGCCCCAGACTCTATGGACGGGTCGAACCAGCCCACCACTACCAACTCCTTGTACTTCAAGCCGTCATCTGTCTGCACCAAGAGGTCGTTCTCGTTATAGTGATGCAGCCAGGAGGAACGGAAGAGCCCTTCGTCGTCGTCAGGAAGGTTGAGCTTCTCACGATTGAAGGCAACCGTCCCCATTATCTTTTTCTGCTCCTCTAGTACTTCGAGTGAGAACTTTTCCGGCCATAACGAGTCCCCGTTCTCGTCAATGGCTCGGTAGATGCGTCTCACCCAATGACAGAAAGGCTCTTCCTCTCCCAGCACCATAGTGTGCATTGCACTGTTCTTGCCCAGGGTCGTGCCGATGATGAACAGGTTCCCGCCCATGTCCAGGGCGGAGTAGGCTGCCCCTGTCACCCAGTTCAGCACGTCACGCACTTGCTCCATGCTCCGGGCGCTCTTGTCGTTCTCAATATCATCCATCACTATCAGGTCCGGCCGGTACTGCTTGTGCTTCAACCCCCGGATGCGCTGACCCCGGCCACGAGCCGCCAAGCGCACATCGTTCAGACCAATGAAGTCCTCCACCGCCCAGTTCTCCCGAACCAGCCGGCCAAAGTCATGGATGATGCGCTCGTTGTAGCACAATTCCATGTAGAGATAGCCGGTGAGGTCTGTAGCCAGGTCTTTAGTGTCTGACATCAACAGAATAAACCGGCGGTGCTGAAATACGAATTGATGCAAGACGTAACCAAAAGCGCAAATGGTCGTCTTGGCATACTCACGGGGAGCAGCTACTACTACCGGCGTCAGGGCCCGGTTCACCTCAGCCCGGCGGTCCAGGAGGCTCATCAACTCGTAGTGAAACTTGGCAAACCTCAGAGGGAAGTAATGCGGTAAGTAGGTCCTAAAAAAGTAAAACGGGTCTTCTCGTGCCCGTTGAACGCGTGCTCTTTGCTTCTCCGGCGTGTCTTCGGGGAAAGGACGGTATTCTGACCGCAGCGCCTCCATAATAGCCAACGCCCGGCGCCGGAATTGCGCCTGCGTCAGCTTCTTCCGCAAGCTGCGGTTCTCTTCCAGGTTCTTCAAGAAGCCGGTATCGCTTATGTCATTATCCTCCGCAGCCAGGCTTCCAACCAACTGCTGACTACCATATATTCCTCGTCAGTTATCGCCTGCTGCCGCACCCAGGCAGTAAAAGCCCAGATGACCTCAATCGCCGCCGCATTGAACTGATAACCCTCCCGCTCCATACGGTCAACCAGCTTGGAAATTCTCTCTACTTCCTTTGCTTCCTCTTCGAGTATGGTACCAGACGCACAGACAGCCTCCATGCGCTTGTGCAAGTTCTCCCGGAGCGTAACCGCCGCCGTCCGGGGTGTCGTCATCCAGGCTTTTCTCTTCCTTACCCACTCCCCATGACGACACCACGCTTCTACCGTCTTTACTGAATTGCCGAACTCACGGGCAATCTCTACCGTATTCCTGCCGCTCCGAACATACATCTCCTCCGCCCGTTGTATGTCCTCCGCACTGACCGCATCAGGCTTACCCATAGCTACCAACTACAGGAAGCTTTGTTTCTTTGTCAAGTATAAAAATAAAAAAATATTTCTTCAATATAGATTCCCAGGACAGATAGCTGAATTATCTCAGCACCCAGTGGCCTGTAGTGAATACGAAAAGTTTTAAAACTGTAAATTGTGATTGTTGACAAAATGTTGCAAATCCGCTCTCCCCCTAATTCCGAATCCTTAATGATTCCCGCACCTTATGCCATGTGTTAATTTCTGATTGTTGACAAATGCAAAATTCCAACATGGAAAATGTTGCAAATCCCACCTCAAACATGAAAATCCATAAGTCTGTAAAGGTCTGATTTTTTTAAAAATTTCTGACTGGGTAAGCTCAGACAAAAATAAAATTTTTGAGTGGGTATGCCCATTTATTTTTAAAATTTCTGAGTGGGTAACACCCTAGTTATATTCATCCTCTAGGTAATTACCCCCCGGGGGGGGGTCTGTGAGTAGTAGGGGCTGCTCCTCAGTAGCCTGCGGGGTTCCTGAAGGCGCTTATACTACTTCGTAGTGGTTGTGCGGCGCCTGAGTGCGCTACAGGCGGTGCGTAGTGAGTTGTGCGGTTCCCTGAGCGTAGTGGGGCCATGGCGCCACAGCGACGGCGGGGTTCCCCAAGTGTAGTGGGCTCCCTCTACCTGCATCGCCCGGCCTGCGCCTTGCATGGCTCTTGCTGGGTTGATTGGTTGCGGTATCCTAGTGCGCAAGGCTTGGCCGGGCTGCGTTCCCTGAGTCCGCCGCAGCCTCTATGCTGGGGCTTGAGGGGCATCGTGTCGTTTGTTTGCGCCACTGCCGACTGTCTGGTTCCCGAACGCATGGCCCGCCTGGGCGCCCCTGGCCTACGCCTCCGCTCGCCTGCCTTCGGATGCTGTTCTGGTAGTTCGGGGGCACACGGCGACTGGTGGTCTCGCTGCCCATTGTTCGGCTCCCTCCGGTCTCCGGCCCCGGCGCCCTGGGCTGGCTGTGACTCC